CATTATTTGCTAAACTAGACTTAACTTATAGAAACTCTTTAGACTATCTTAGACAGTTAAAGCTAAATGGTTACAATACAGTACATGACTTAGCCTTAAAAGGTAACTACGAGATAATTAGAACACTTAAACCTAACTTTGGTGATGTTGCATTTGAAACCTTCCAAGATAAAACTGGAGGGGCTATGATCGCTGGTGATGGCTTTTGGATCTCAACTTCAGAACTCAACACAGGGGTGTATGACAAACGTCAAATACTTTTCTTTGAAAGAAAGTTAACACTTCTAGCCAGACCAATAAGGAGCTAACATGAACTATTACTTTGAAGGGGCGGCTATCTTAGCTCCATTTTCTATTACGTCTAACGAACCTATGTTTGATGTTGATACCATCTCGCTTAAGAAACAAAGAGCTACACAGAATGCTCAACGTTGGGAGTTATCTTTTAACGTTATTAACGATAGTAATCCTGCTGATCTTTTTGTTAATACTATGATTAACTTTGATCAGGTCTCCACTATGATTATGCCTCAATTCAAAGCTGTTTACGATGCTACTACTGCTAGTGGTAATCCTACTGTTGCTATTACTGGTAACTCTAATGCCTCTAGTGTAGTTCTAGATAGTGTAGCGGTAGAGGGGATTATTCCAAAAGGTAGTTTTGTAAGGTTCTCTAACCATGATAAGATTTACCTTGTTACAGCAAAGGTAAACTTGTATGGTACTGCAGATAAGACGGTAAGTCTTTATCCTAACCTTAAGGCCTCAGTAACAGTAGGTACGTCTATGCTTCTTCTTAAAGACTGTTTATTTTCCTACTATAGAGACATATCAAACGTACAGGGTATTACCTTTAGTGATGGTGTTCTTTCTGGTCTTGGTACAATCAACTTAATTGAGGCGTTGTAATGAGAGAGTTTAGTTCCACAGTACAAGCTATCCTTGATAGTGGTAATATAAAGTTTTTTTATTTAATTGATCTTTATTTTAATGACAGTTATCACCTAACAAGCTATTCGAATGACATTGTTTACAATGGTACTACCTATGTTTCAGACGGGGGTCTCTTCGAGATTGATACCCCAAAGCTCTCATCAATTATTGATAGAGAAGCCTACAAGGTAGTTATCGTTGATCTTTCCGATCAGCTTTTAGCAGAAGTTAGAGCAAACATCGTTGGTAAGGACATCCTAGTAAGGCTTGGGTTTATAGACCCTACAACAAATGAGCCTATCCTTACTACTGAAGATATAATCTATGTCTATAAGGGCTTTGTAGATACACCTGAGATTATTAATAACTGGGAAACAAAACTAGCATCTATTGAAGGTACCTCTCCTATGGCAGACCTTGATATGATTAATAGCTTTCTAACCTCAAGAGACAGTATGCATCAGAGAAATAATGATGATACGTCCTTTGATGAGATTTACGATAGTAGTGAACTTGATCTTAAGTGGGGTAAAGTATAATGGGAGTTATGTTCTGGATCAATGTGGTCATTACAGCAGTTTCCTTTGCTTACCAACAATCTCAGCAAAAGAAAATGCGACAGAAGATGGAGGCCGAAGCTGAAAAGCGGAAAGGCTTTAAGTTTTCTGTATCTGGAGAAGTAGGTCACCTACCTGTGGTCTATGGTAAACAAGTACTTGGGGGGTTTCAAACACTACATAAGACAAGAAGTTCTTATAATAATGCTAGCAAACCTGGAGACGTATTTACCAACGGTAACTGGGGTGGAGGCCGCAGTGGTAGTAAGAATGAATTTTTACTAGTACAGGCTGCTCTTTGCCAAGATGGTATTGAGGGCTGTGTCTATGCAAAGGTAAATGATAAACCCTATAACTATATAGAAAAGAGTGATGACGGAGAGTCAAACTCCCCCTATGATAATATAATTAGCGTAGTCTCAACAGGTGGTGTGGCAAATCCAATTGCTACTGCTAATGGTGTTAACTCAAATAACCTCTTTACTAGCACAGCCTACGCAACAATGATTTATAAGTTAGATCGGGATGAACCCCAGTATCAGGGTGTTCCTGACAATTCTTTCTTTGTTAAAGGGCGTAAGGTACGGACTGTAAATAGTAGTGGAGTTTTAAGTACAAGTTATACTTACTCTAATAACCCAGCTTGGTGCTTGTTAGACTACCTACTAGGTGACTTTGGTAGAGGGTT